CTCATCAATTATTGGTGGGGCTTTTTCTTTACGCTACAATAAAACTAAAATTACTTATTAATCGTGGCAGCTACTATAACAGCAACATTATCAAGTGCTACTGCAAATAGCTATGTCACATTGGCAGAAGCTAATACTTATTTTGAAACTGTACCAGATTCAAGCACCTGGACTAACAAAACAGATGACCAAAAGAATAGAGCATTAATAGCAGCTACCCGTTGGATCGACAGCTTTATATTCTACGGAGACAGATGCGACCAAGGTCAGGCACTAAAATTTCCTAGAAACAACTATCAAGTAGACGATGTAGAACTATCTTGCACAACAATTCCAAATAATATTAAGTACGCACAATACGAATTAGCCAGAGCGTTGGCAAATGAAACAGATGCCATGACAGGCAACACTGGCACAGATGGAAATATCGAAGAAGTAAAACTAGGAGATATTCAAGTTAAGTACAACACAACTAGCCAAGGCACTGGAACTGTAAATAATATTATGGATAAATACCCGTGGTTACAAAGTTATCTTGGAGCATATATGCTAGGCGGAGCAGGAGCTTTCCAAATGAGAGTGGTTAGAGGCTAATGGCAGGACAATTAGATACAGCACTAAAAAAGATAGCTAAACAGGTGGTGTCTCAACTTGGGAACTCGTTAGACTCATCAATTATTTACACACGAAAGGGTATATCTAGCTATAACTCCGACACAGGAGAGTATGTAACTGTAGACACAACGTATAACATAAAAGTTCCCATAGAGTTTGTACAGTCCAGCGAAGAATCAGGATTCCAAGAAAACATAGCAAGGTTATACATAACTCCCGATCTCATAGGAGACAATCAACCACTACTTCAAGATGAAATAACACTTACATTTTCTGGATCGACAAGAGGAGCAAAGATAACAGATATTCGCACACTAAAAGGAGGACAGGAATACCTGTTCCGCATTGACGTTATTTTCTAATGACTTTAGTAAAAGCAAGAGCAGCATTTGAAACAGCTATAAAAGATGCGGTATTTGACGCAGACCCTACTGTAACTGTAGTTTTTGACAATACACCGTTCAACACTCCAGGGTTAAATAAAAAATATGTAATGGTCAGCTTAGACTTTACACAGGCCACAACTCAACCTCAAGGAGCAGCCCAAACATACTATGCTGGTTCCATAAGTTGCGGAGTAATGACCCCTAAAAACAAAGGAACAGGAAGTGCATCAGCAGTAGCCGAATCAGTTATAACAGGGCTTACGTCAGTTAACACATCTACTTATGTAGATAAGTTTGCAGTATCTCCCCGTGTATCTCAATTAGCTGGACCAACCACTGTAAACAACGAACAGGATAGTCACTTCTTAAGTGCTATAACTTGCACATTTACCGCCAATGGCTAGAGACATATCATTTCTAACAAAAGATCTTGAAGATCATATACTAAAAGCAAAGAAAAGTGCTGCTGCTGAAATAGCTTACAAACTACAATTTTTTGCTCCTTGGTGGACAGGTAGCTCTGCTAAAAGTTGGAAAATATCCACATCTCCAGTACAACCCACAAAAGTAGTAACCAAAAGAGTTGGTAAATTTAGAGTAGAACTCGGTTCCAAAGTAGGTGGTTTAGTGCCGAAACCAACAGCCCGAATACCTGTAAAGAAAAAATCAGTATTTACATCATTGAAACAACCTGTCTACATAGGAAACGAGATAAATTATGCAGGATTTACTATAAATAATAAAAATGCAAAAATTCCTGTAAATGGTTTGGGAATAATAGCTTATGAAGATGTAGGAAGAACAGCAAAAAGCCCTTTAACTTTTACTTACACTCCACAGTGGTACAGAATATACACAAAAAACAAAGTAATACTATCTGACATAAATATTGCATTTATTGGAACGAGCAAAAGATTTACAAGTAATATGCCGAGTGTCTACGGTTGAGTTATACTACAAGAATAGATACAAATTTTTATGACACCAGTAAGAGCAATCGACAAACTGAAACAGGCTTTCAGTGTTGAAGAACGTAGTAGTTACTCAGTCTTTAAGGGAGATGAGCTTGTCCTTAAAATATTTTGGACACCTCTTACGATAGCCGATAGAGATACCATAAACAGTACACTAATAGCTATGAACAAGGGCCAAGATGAAGGTAGTCTTGATTTCGCATTACAGGTTATTGTTACAAAAGCAGAAGATGAGACAGGTGCAAAGATGTTTGTATCAGGAGATCTACCAGCACTTAGAAGAGAAATACCTCTATCTGTCCTACTAGACATAATGACTAAGATGCAGGGAGTGGGCGAGGAGGAAAGCCCCGATGCCGTAAAAAGCTAAGTTAGAAAAAGATAGTTTCGTATTTTTACAATTTTTTATAGCAGAAAAACTAGGTTATACGCACAGAGAAATAAGAGAAAAGATGTCGACCCAAGAATTGTTTGCTTGGAACGCATACTTTGAAATAAAAGCTGAACAAGAGAAAAAAGCATACGATGACGCACGAAAACAAGCTCAAATGCGTAAGGTACGCTAAACTTTTAGTATCTGACTAATTTTTTGGTGGCTGGTTCAAATTACAGCGTAAATATAACCTTAGATACCTCAAAAGTAGAAGGTAAGTTAAAAGGACTCGAAAAAAGAGTAGCTACTTTTAGACAAAATTTAGCGAAACCGTTAAAAATATCTGCCCAAACACAAAAATTAGAAGAAAAGAAATTAAAGATGCAAGATGCTCAACGGGCATCTATGATCCAAACCCGTAAGATAGGAGACATAATACAAAAACAAGAAGAACAAGGATTAAAAGTAGATAAAGCAAGAGCACATATAAGAAGGGCTGCTGTTTTAGACAATCAGAAGTTATTTAAAGCAGCAGAGACTCAAAGAAAGTTAGCAATGGAAGAGTTAAAGATTGAACAGAATGAATTAAAAGTAAAACAAAAACAAACTCAGGAGCTTTTAAAGCAAAACGAACTTGAAAGACAGTTATCGGCTTCACAAGGTATAACTGCTCAAGGAGCTTTTAGTAGATTATCAGATAGACAATCACGAGATGCAGAAGGTAGAAGAACTTTTATGAATAATCCGTTTACAGGATTTATGAGTAATAGATTTGGAGCTACTAGAGGATTTGACGTTGGAAGTGCTCTTATAAGTGGAGGCTTTCCATTACTGTTTGGTCAAGGACCACTAGGAGCACTGGCTGGCGGTCTTGGTGGTGGTATCGGTGGAATGTTTGGACAAATGGGTGGATTTGCAGGAGGTATTGCAGCCACAGCAGCACTCCAGCAGATAACCAACACTATAAATGGTGTTAAAGCATTTGGAGAAGGACTAAAAAATGTAGAAACCTCACTGGCAACTGTTACAGAAAAGTCACTATTTAGTAGCGATGCAACCCAAAAAAGAGCAGAACAACTTAAAAAATTAGGCAAACAACAGGAGCTTAACAAACTACTGACCCAAGAACTGACAATAGCTTTAGGTGGTAAAGGTTTGGAACGTCTAAAAGAAGTAGGAAAATCCTCTAGAGAATTAGCTAGAACATTCGGTCAACTAGGGGCTTCTATCCAAGCTGTATTAGCCAAAGCCATACTTCCAGGAATAAACGCGATAAATACAATATTGTCGGGATTTACTATCCCTTCACAATTTAAAAATTTTAAGGGAAGTCTGTCTGGTGCTGATCTAAAAAGATTCAACGAAATAGTTTTAGAAGAAAGGGGAACCAGAAAAGATAGAGGCAAAGTAGTACCAGGTATGCTGACTAATGAAGCAAAGAAAAGGTCAATATCTAGAGCAGTAGGAGAAGGTTTAGGAGGAGATCTAAGTTTATTAGGGGGTACTACCGATCCAACAATCGAAGCTAACTTAGATAAACGAATAGCTTTTTTACAGAGATCTTTAGAAGTAGGTAAGGAACAAGCAACTATAGAACAAAAAATAGTAGAGTTTAAAGATAAAGGAACGGATCTAACAGAAAAAGAAATAGGTAATAAGTTACGTCTTATAAATAATTTACAGAAAACTGAACAGCTATATCAAAAAATTGGATCAGCGATAGAAAATGGAATTGTTGATGCAATAGAGGGTGCTATACAAGGAACTAAAACTTTAGGTGAAGTTGCAACCAGTGTGTTTAACCAAATATCTAGAACCCTTTTACAGTTTGGTGTAAATTCATTACTCGGTAGTATCCCTGGAATTGGCAGCTTATTTAAAGCAGAAGGTGGGCCTGTAAAGAAAGGAGGCAGCTATATCGTAGGAGAACGCGGTCCAGAATTATTTACACCTGGATCTTCTGGAATGATTACTCCTAACCATCAGTTAGGAGGTGCTACAACTGTAGTTGTAAATGTAGATGCTTCTGGTTCTTCTGTTGAAGGAGATGAACAACAGGGTAGAGAACTTGGTCGTCTTATATCAGTTGCAGTACAATCTGAATTATTAGAACAGAAAAGACCTGGAGGTTTACTTGCATAATGGCTACCTTTCCTTCAATTACTCCAACATACGGACAACAAAAGAGATCACAGCCAAATACTAGAATAGTACGTTTTGCTGATGGTTATGAGCATAGAATTTTATTTGGATTAGCTCAACATCAAAACCCAAAAATATTTAATTTAACTTTTAATGTTTCAGAAGCAGATGCAGATACTATAGAAACATTTTTAGATGCAAGAGCAAATGATAGTGCCAGCTTTGATTTTCAGCCTCCAGGAGAATCTAGTACATCTAAATTTGTTTGTGAAACATGGAACAAATCAATTCCTTATTTAAACAGGGCAACAATACAGGCAACATTTCGAGAGGTATTTGAGCCATGAGTACTGCTCCTGTATTTAGTGAAGTTCAAAAGATAAACCCCTCTGCAATTATTGAACTTTTCACGCTTCAATTAAACAACGAGCTACATGGTGCAACTACAATTTATAGATTTCACTCTGGCAGTAACTTAAATGCAAATGGTCAAATTGTTTGGGCTGGTAATTCTTACCTTAGATTTCCTATAGAAGCTACAGGTTTTGCATATCAACGTGGTCAAATTCCAAGACCAAAACTTTCTGTAAGTAACGCTTTTGGAACTATATCTGCAATTCTCCTTACCGTTAACGGAACAACCGCAGGAAATGATTTAACAGGTGCTACTGTCACAAGAATAAGAACGATGGCAAGATTTTTAGATGCTGTGAATTTTCCAGGCAACTCAAATCCATTAGGTACACCAGATCCTACAGCAGAATTTAAACGTCAAATATATGTTATAGATAGAAAGTCAGCAGAAAACAGAGAAGTGGTTGAATTTGAGTTAGCAGGAGCTATTGATATGGCTGGAGTTCGAGCACCCAAACGTCAATGCACCCGTGCCTTATTTCCCAGTATTGGTACGTTTAATCAATGAGTTGGAAATATAAAGCATTACTTCATGCTCAACGTGAAGATCCTAGAGAGTCTTGTGGGCTTTTATTAAATGTTAAGGGCAAAGAACGATACTATCCTTGTCGTAATCTTTCACTAACAGACAATCAATGTTTTATTATCGACCCAGAAGATTATGTAAAGGCTGATAACGTAGGTGAAATTGTTGGTATTGTTCATAGTCACCCTATAACACCTCCAGAACCTAGTCAGGCAGATAAAATTAGTTGTGAACAAAGTAAGCTACCCTGGTATATTGTTAATCCTAAAACTGAACAGTGGGGTGAGTGTAAACCAGAAGGTTACGTTCCAGGTTTATTAGGTAGACCGTGGGTTTGGGGTGTTACTGATTGTTGGAGTTTAGTAGTTGATTGGTATAAACAAGAGAAAGGTATTGAGTTAAAAGATTATGCAAGAACTATGACACCACAAGAATTTTTAGAAAATCCTTTATTTGAAAATTATGCTTGGCGAACAGGGTTTAGAGAACTTAGATCAGACGAACCATGTGAAAAAGGAGATGTGTTATTAATGTCAATAATGCACCCAACTTTAAATCATGTAGCTATTTTTCTTGGAGATATGGTTTTA